TTCGAGAGCAATATCAAGTAAGCCAGACCACTTGCTAATGCCGCCATCAAAAGATACAGAGACAGGTATTTTAGATTTTTCTTTAACATATCGTGATTTTTCTACGTTGATTATATAGTGATAGCCAACGATTTCTGTTCCTTCTTTATCTTGTTGACGGCCAAGAATAAAGATGTTGTCTGCCGAGTAATAAGGACCAGTTCCGCCAGAAACGATTGCCTTAGGAAACATTCCTTGTTCCATGTAAGTGTGATTAACAACTACCATTGGAATGTCTTTGATTGTTAAGTGAGGTGTTACCATACGAAACAATGATTTAATTTGTTTAGCACGGGACATATCAGCAACTGACTTACCTTCCAATGCATCCTCCACTTCTTTCTTAGAAGCAAGGTTACCAATAGAATCAATCACAATCATAACACGATCACCTCGATCAATGTTATTAATTTGTTGCATTACGTCGAACTTGAGTTGTTCAAGATCTGTAATAGGAGTATGGAGCACCCGCTCTGTGTCAATACCAAAGCTATCAAAATAAGATTGCGGAGTGCCGAATTCAGAATCATAGAACAATAGTGCTGCATCTGGGTATTTGTCCAAGTAAGAACGCGCCATCAGTAAACTGAAAGCAGTCTTAAAGTGTTTAGAAGGACCAGCCCACATAGTGAGTCCTGGAGTTAGTCCACCATCTAGTTTGCCGCTTAGAGCGACGTTAATGACGGGGATTGATGTTGGAATCATGTCTTTCTTGGTGAAGAACTTTGATTGAGATAGAATAGCCGATTCTTTAATCGTAGTATTCTTTTTGATTTTATCTAGTATGCTCATGTATGCTCCTTGTATATACGTAGTATTATATCACAGTTCATGATAAAAGAACAATCAAGGATTCAATTTAGAATGTGGTACATCAAAAACAAAAGTAATGCGGATGCAATCACCTACGTTTTTAGTTCCATGTTCTAACTTGTTATTAAACCACAAGAGTGTTCCGGGTTCCACAATAACAGATTCATCGCCGACCATGTATTCGTAAGTACCTTGAATTGAAAGATGATACCTATCACGTGTTTGATAGTAACTTCCAATATCAATATGCTTACCTACACTTCCTCCTATCGGAAGTGATAAAAATCCACAACGGCTGTGATTCTTAAAATGACGCTTTAAAAAATTAACTATATGTGTATGTTTTTTGTATGCTGGTGTAGGTATACAGATCTCCGTATCTCCTACATATTCATCTATACTTCTTACTCCACCTATCACTAGCTGAAGAACGCCTGCATCTATTTCTGGAAAGCCATGTACATCAGTGCAACTCTTAGCAGATTCTATCTTGCTAGAAGCTCCCCAATCTTCTGGATATTTTTTCAATTCATCAAGAATTTTTGATACATTGATTCCAGTTTTAATAATTCGAATGTTATCCAAAGAAATCCTCCAATGATGCTTCCTCTTCAGCTCTCCAACCAATAGCGTCTAGAATACTTTTAGCAGGATCTAAGAATGATTTTTCGAATTGTCTTTCATTATCGACATAACGATGCAGACCAAATTCTGGTGGAAGAATTTCAGAGAATCCAATTACATCCTCACGAGTAGGATTCTTTGGATCCAAATGTATATATTTAATCTTCTCACCTTCTTTAATCATTTCATATTTGTTTTCCAGGCCGAGTTGTTTTAGCATGTGATTATACAACAGTGCTGCACGTGAATTTATTGGAGTTGATTTTTTATATATGAGTTTGGAATCCGAATATTGCTTGAGCGAGGATACGCCGCGTGGGAATGCTTTCTCCTCGACGGGTAAACTGTCAAAGGTATTCCTAAAGTCTCGTATAAACGATTGAGTTTCAAGCTCAGTGCCATTAATGAGAATCTGGAAGAGTTTTTCCATAGCTTCTCTACATGCCGCAGGAGTAGACGATTTGATTGCCTCGATCCCCATGATCTTGAGTTTTGGTTTTGCATATCGAACTCCTTCATTGTCGCGTACATTTAAGATGTAACGCTTCTTCGCAGTCCAAATACCACGATCAGCAATACCTTCACGCTTCATACCAATACGAAGCTTGTGAACATTTAAGTTTTCTCCGAGCTCTTTGAATGCAGTGTCGAAGACGTCTGTTTCGATTTTACTACAGACTTTGGAGAGGAAGTCGACTTTCTTTCCAACTTCTGCATCTGGCATGATTGCATTAACCAAGCCTGAGAAGTTTGCATAAATTGAGTCAGTATCGATTGCGATAACATAGTCTTTATTTGTTTTAAGTGTTTTATTGAGATAGTTATTGATGTGCTTCTCACCCCACTTAATGATAGTCTGACCAGTTATAGTAATACCTTCAGCAATCTCCATCGTAAAGTAACGGAAGTACTTGTTACCAAGTGCACCATAAAGCGAGTTAAGAAGAATCTTAATAGCCAATTGTTGATTTTCAAAGTGTGCGATATCTCGTTCGATTCGATACACTTCAGCTTTATTATTTTTATCACACGCTTCGAGTTCTTTCTTAGACTCGATCATTTTCTTTTTAATGACAACACGTTCGTTGTACATGTCTTCAATAATTCGTGGCATAAATCCTTGCTTTGAATTATCGAAGTATTGACCTGTTGCAGCCATAGACATATTGGTTGCGATTGCATTGTCAGCAACATAGCCATTTAAAATCTTTTCAATCGTAACATCTTGTTCAACTTTACGTACGATGGTTTCAGGACTCATGTTCCACTGAACAATGATGTTTGGATATAGTGAGTTGACATCAAAGCTACACACCCAGTCATGTACACCACACTGAGGTTCTTTAACATATCCACCTTCGTAATCCGATTTGAAACTTTCTTTTGTCGGTGGAACGATAATGTTCTTTGCCATGAGATCACGGTGAATCAGTGAATCCCATATGCCCACAGTACCCATTGTATCAGAGTAGTTAACACCAGCTTTATAAGCCATAGTCATTGTTAAAGTCAACATGGCGATCTTATCGTCTATGCGATCAACCAGATCTACGTCTTTAATGTTATAATCAATAAATTTCTGGTGGTTGCTTTTGTATAGCGTATGCAGTGTACCATCGAAAGCAAGCTTACGTTCACCTAGCACAACCCAAGCGATATGATCAAGACGATATGATTCTTGTGGACCGAATGAATAACCAAACTTTTGGAAGATGTCCATATAATCAAGCTGTGATATGCCATTGATATCGTACAACTGAACCATACCTTTTCGCATGCTTACCATACGTTCTTCAACCATACCCCAAGGTGAAAGCTTCTTCACCTCATCATCGCCAAGAAGACGTTTGATTCTGTTTACGAGATATGGAATATCGAATCCACGAATGTTCCAACCTGTAACTACATCTGGTGTAGTATGTTCTTCAAACCAGAATTGAATGAAGTGTTTAAGTAGTTGTTCTTCAGATGCGCACTTCGTGTAACGCACTTGATAAGTTTTCATAATAGACTTATCAACATCATAATCACCAAGAGCCCAAACGAAATACGTATCAAGAACACTGTCCTTGATAGCAATAGAGATTACTGGGTGTCTTGCTTGATCTGGTTCAGGGAAGCCTTCATCGGAAGCAACTTCAATATCGATATTGTGGATACGAATCTTGCTTTGATCGAATTTAATTTCGCCAGGAAATTCTTCGGCAATGAATTGAGCGATGTAGTTGGTGTTGCCATACACCTTGAAGTTCTCAACTTCTTTATACTTCTCCATAAATTCCTTTGCTTCACGCATGGAATCAAATTTAACTGCATCAACATTAGTTCCATCGAGTGCGGTGAACTTAGAGTTGCCTTTACCTTTAACATACAGAGTAGGTTTGAAAGGAATCTTTCTTTTGATGCGGCGACCATCGTCGTATCCGCGATACAAAAGATTGTTGCCATAACGACTGATGTTTGTATAGAATCGCATAATAGAAATAGAAACGGGATATATTAATTATATCCCGTTTATGATTAGAAGTACAATCTTATTGTACAATTGATCTTGGAATGTCGTCTGCCGAAGCAATCATAATCCCTGAACCAAAAATACGATTATATTCATTAATCAACTTGACGTCAAGTTCCATTTCTCCAGCGACAAACGCTTTAAATATACGAACTTTATTGTCTTTTGCGTATGGAGCAAATGGTGCAAAAGCTGCGCCTACTCTTCCATCCTGTGCTTGTTGAACCACGATTTGTGCTGGATTTGTTAGCATATATCCAATGTGGTCAACTTCAACGTCAGCGATGATATCTTCACCACTAACAAGTCTACATACTTTTACACTCATAATATCTCCTGTTATCTTACTTTGCCTTGCTTATAGTTGCGAAAAGCATTTAAGAAATTTGTAAATTTTTCAAGTAATTTCATGCTTCCTCCTCGTTAAGTAATGTCTTCTGACCTTTAGCTTTTACTTGAATTTTCTTTGGCTTCTTTTCTTCTGGAACCATGCGTTCCAACGCGATCTTAAGCATACCATTGAAAAGTTCTGCGCCTTTTACTTCGACTTTATCGTCGATGGCAAAAGAGCGAGTGAAAGCACGAGCAGCAATACCTTTAAATACGTAATCACTCGATTCATTCTCTGCTGAAACATTTCCACGAATAATTAATTTATCGCCATCTATTTCAATGTCGATCTCACTCTGACCGAAACCGGCTACTGCCATTTCGACAACGTAAGTATTTTCACCAGTCTTACGAATATTATATGGAGGATAGCTAGGAATGTTTTTAGTCAAATCATCATGTAGTTTTTGTAGACGATTGAATTGATCATCGAATCCTACAAAAAATTTATCAAGTTCTTTTAGTTGACTAAAGATACCTGGAAGTTGTGTCATATCTCTCTCCTTATTTTGTAGCAAAAGCTTTTTTAGCATCAAAGTTGTATGCTGCTAAGCCCAAAGATGTGAAAAACTTTGTGGCTTCAGAAGCAACTGCTTTAGCGTAAGTTGACTGAGCTTGAATATAAGTGTTGAGAGGTTTTGCAAGTTCTTCATTCTTTACGAATGTTTTAACGAACTGTGATTTGGCGTCTTGAAATGTATCAATAGCCGTGTTGATTTGAGTTAACATAGTTTCTCCTATTAAGCGAGTTAAAAATGCATCCCCGAAGGCAATGCGTAATCCTTGGTTTGTTTATCCAGAGCCAAGGCTGCTGGTTGACGCCTTTTACCGTGTACGTCAAACGCTTCCCAAGGTAGTGGGACAAATTCTAGAAGGTGTTTAGCAAGGTTACCTCCAACCTTGTTCCCATCCCGAAGGGGAATTAGTTTGGGAGTGGACGCTCAACTGGCGTTTCGTCCATAGTCTTTTGTGCTGCTTCCTGAGCTGCACGTTGTGCTGCTTCAAGAGCTGGAAGCTGAGGCTGAGCCTGTTCACGAAGTTTTCCGATAAGACCGGCTACTTGTTCAAAAGGTGCCTTACCAAGAGCGGCAAGAATCATGTTAGCCTCATCGAGATTCAGTTCAAATTTAAGCATATTTTCTCCAATTACTTAGTTGATTTTTTGCCAATGTTATATTTGGCGGTTAAAGTCCAGTCGGCTTTTTCCTTAAAGGATACAACCTTGATCTGCGACAACGAAACACGTTTTTCCGCTTTCGCCGGAAAAACGATCTTCAGCAATCCCCAATCTGATAACAGACCAGCGATTGTATTTCTACGTTCAATATCTCCAGCAGTAATGTTTGCCTCTTTTCCATCTAGCGCAAACAACTCTTTGAAGTGAACGATAAAGTATCTACCTTGCTTATGTAAAATATGGCAAGACTGATACAGTGTTTTATCTTTTCTAGAGGCCACTCCGATGCGAGTGAGAGTTTCACGAACCTTTAAAAAGTTATCTGGTTCTGGTAACGTCACTTCAAGCATTGATTCGGGTGACCAATCGTAATATATTAATTCTACAGTCATTTCACAAATCCTTTTATAGTTGTCATAATATAGCATTAGACTGTAATATTTATACGATTAACGACCTCCGTTTGAATATTTCTCCCTTAAATTTTTAAGTTGAGTTTCATTCAGAAGGTCAATAATCTGTAGTGCTTTATGATGAGAGTAATCATACTCCTTCATTATTAGCTTGACATCTTCTTCCAGCTGATCACGCTTATGCCACTTGGAAAACCTCTTACGCTTAGAGATTCCAATTCTATAAAAATCAAATTGCCATTGCTTTGGTGTATCAGCAGAGGCATTCATTTCATTAGCAAACATGATTGTATCTGGAAAGTAAGACAACCCGCGGTTAATCATGAACGGCACGTAATCTTTCTCGGTAAGAGGATCTTCTCGTAAGAGATCTTTCTTATTATCATTGATTGCGTTTAAGAAGTCAAAGAAACTCATTTTGATTTTAACTTTTC